TCGCCGCCTTCCACGCCCGCGAAGGCGCGCACGTAGAACTCACCGCCCGCCACGAGCGAGCCGATGGTGCCGCTCGGCCCGTAGCCGCGAGAGACGAGAATCGAGTTCGGGCCGGGAATGCTCGTGATCTGGAGCACTTCGGCCGAGACTTCGTTCTCGAGCAGCGTGCCCACGGTCAGCGCAAGGCCGAGCCCGTTGATCTGGATGCCCGTCGCCGCCGTGGCCGAGTTCACCGCCGTCGAGGCGATGATCCGGTTCGGGACGAGGAAGTCCTGAAAGTATTCGTGACGGGTGGAGAAGGCGAAGACGCTCGAATCCCCGAGGAAGTCGAGCAGCGCCGTCTCCTTGGGGGAGAGCGCCGCCACCGCAGCGGCGACATCCTCCTGCACCTGGTTGGCAGTGAAGCGTTCGTTGGACGAGAGGCCGGTAAACGGCATGAGTGTAGCTCCTTACGTGCGACTGGTCGCAGCCTTGAGAAGTGCGCCGATGTTCGCCTCGGTCGGATTCTCGGCCACTTTGGCCCGAGCGTCTGACCGCGCATCGCCGGCGACAGGCGGGCGCCCCGCAAACGTCGTCCCACCGGGCGCTTTGCCCCCCTTGGCCGGGGCCACCGCGACGTGATGGGCGTGCGTTTTCAGGTAGTCCGCCACCAAACCCTCGATCGTCACGCGCTGGCCCTTGTCGTCGACGCGAGGTTTCCCATCCGCGTCCTTGACAAATTCCGTGAGTGTGTCGTCGAGGTCTACTTCCGCGCCCAGCAGGCGCTCCAGTTCGTCCAGGCTCTCGGCACGCGCCCCAGAGGTCGCCGCCGCCGCCCGAATGCTTTTGGCCACCGACTCGCGCACGCGTTTCACCGCCGCCGATGTCTTGGCCTGTTCCGCCGCAATCAGCTCGGCGTTCTTCTTGTCGCGCAGGCTGAGGGCTTCCTCGTAGCGCTTGTCGCGTTCGAGCACGCCGATTTCGAGCTCGTCGGCCTGCTTGGCGCGCTGGCGCAGTTTCTCGATCTCGACCGGATCGGCCAGATGAGGGGACAGGGCCTTCTCGGTCTTGTCCGCGCCCTTCTTGTAGGCTTCGTCGATGCGCTTATCGAGAAATCGCTGCAACTGTTCCGGCAGCGTCTTAATGCCGCCGCTTTCGTCGAGTTCGACCGTCAACGTATCCGCCATCTGGCGTCTCCTTACGCGTTCCCGCGCTGTAAGCGCGTCGTGATGCGGCTTTGAAGCAGCCGCGTAATGGCCTCGGCATCGCCGGGGCCGACGTTGAAAAAGTCACGCACCACGCGGGACTTGCCCGCGCCCGTCACGGCGTGATAGATCGCCTTCTGCTGCGGACTGATGGCCCGCGAGCGTTGAATCAGCGTCGGTCCCTTGCGCTTGGCCATTAGCGGGCGAAGCTCAAGGTGACGGACTTTGCGTCCGGGGCGACATCGATCGTGATGGCGCGCAGCATCTCGCCGCTCACCGTCAGGTCTACGCCACCCGTGCCAACTCCGGCTTCGCGCTTGGTCTTCGCGTAGCCGTCTGAATACGCGGCGAACGGTTGCCCCGACGCATCCACGCCACGGGCCGTCCGTTCGATGATCCGCTGCCGGAGCATCTGTCCGACAGCGGCCATGTCCTCACGCGTCACAATGGACACGTCCTTGAGGTCGAGATTCACGCGACGCACGGTGAAGCTCATGCATCCCTCAGCACGCGCCAGAACGCCCACAGGACCGCACCCGCGAACACGACGCCCGCCACGGCGAGCGTGATGACGAACGCCACGAGCGCGTCCATCACGCGGCACTCCGCTGCGTCTTCCGCCCCGCCTTGAACGCTCGCGCACGATCCACGCGCTCCCCGAATCCCGGCGCACGCGTGCCCGTATCCGCGAGCGCGATGAGTTCTGGATCGGACACGGCCATCCAGCTATGCCGGCAGTTGTAGCCCCCGCCCGTGATGAACGGATTCGGCAACTGGCCGTTATCGAGCGCTTCAATCGCCGGCTGCGTGCGCACCATGCCGATCTGCGACAGGCACCACTCGCGCACCATGCCATCCACCGGCCCGACATAGAGATACGCCTGCTGGTCGTCGGCTGTCGGTTCCGCCGCGACAATCTGCCGGCCGACGATGCTCACCTGCGTGTCGAACAACGTCTGCGCCTGGGCGCGAGACTTCTCGATCGCCTTCGCCAGCACGCCGACAATCTCCGAGACAGGGCGGTCGGTGTAGACGGAGAACATCGCCGAGCGCCAGACCTGGTGCGCCAGCGTCTCCCCCACGCCCAACAGGTCGGCCCGCATCAGTTCGGCTAGCACGCGCAAGCGTTCCGGTGAGACACGCCCCATCGCCGCGCCCTGCGTGACGATCCGGCCCGTGGCCGTCGCCGCCATGCGCTCTACGGCATCGAGACTGGCGCGGGTGATCAGCGCCGAATACCCCGACGCTTCGAGCGCCTGACGGATTTCCGTGCGGAGCGTGAGCAGCCGCCCGACACGCGCCAGCACGCCCCGCCGGCCTTCACGCACGCCCGCGACGAGTCCGAGCAGGTCACGCTCGAGCGCGGCCAGCACGCGGCCGAGCTCACGCGAGAAGCGCGCCGATTCCGTGTCTGCAAGTGACGCGAAGGCTTGGCCGATGAGCTGAAGGCGATCCTGTTCCGCCATTACGCGGACGCCTCCTCGTCGTCAGATTCGTCGTCCTCGGGCTCGTCCCGCATCGGCGGTTCGCCCGGATCACCAGGATCGCCGTCGCCCTGCGCGGACGGGAACCGCATCGCCATCATCTCGCGCTCGCGCTGGTCGGCCGACTTGAACTCCATCGCGGCGATTTCCTTCTCGATGGTGTCCGCGACCGACTGCGGCAGGTTGGGCAGCAGCTTCGGCACCGCCCGCTTCTTCATTTCCTTCGTGGCCGTCTCGCCCAGCTCCAACGCGATGCCCTGCGTGACCGCCTCGAGTTCATCAAGCAGCCCGGCCACGTCGAAGTCGTCGGGGTAGCTGATAATCGGCTGGTCCGCGTCCCACTGCGCCTGCCACCGTTCCCCGTAGTGAGCGCGATAGACCAGCTTTGCCAGCGAGACCTCGGCGGCTTCACACTCGGCCGCGTAGCCCGCGAGCATCTGGTGGAGGTCTTCCTTCTTGAGCTTGCGGCTATCGCCTGACTCGGCGTCTCGGCTATCGCTCTCCCAGCCGATGACCGCGAGCCGGTAGATCAGGCGCACCAGCCGGTCGATGTGCTCGTGATACACCTGGACGTTGGTGCCGTCAGGGCTCACGTAGTTAATCGGCGCCGACGAGAACACCACATTCTGCGTGCCCGACGTCTGCCCGAGCAGCGTGCTCTCGCGCTCGATGCTGCCGTCGCCGCCAAGCGGGACATTGAGCAACGCGAACGTCTGATTCCGCAGCAGTTCCCGCACTTCGCTAGTGAGGTTGTAGAGGTCGATGTAGAGCGCCGGATCGCCGAGCACCGAGCGGCCAATCGTCGGCGCGAGGGACCGGCGACGGGCATACAGCACGACCACCGGCAGCGCGCCGAAGCCGTGGTCGCCCTCCTCAATGTCCGCGCCCTTCGCCGGCCTCAGCCCGCGCCCAGGCACGCCGAGCTTTTCGAGCGGCGTGATCGTCCAGCCGGTGTCCGTGACCGTCCGCACCTGCGAGAGAATCGCCGACGCGGGCGTGTCGAAGCTGTCGCGCCTGACCGCTTCCAGCAGCCGGACGGCCGTGAGCCCGCCGAGGTCATCGGTGAGCCAGTCGATCAGGTCGAGCGGCGTATACCCCCGCAGGACCACCGGAGGCTGGTCCGCGGCCGTGGCGCCCGTCTCGCCCATGCGGTCGGCCATGATGACCGTGTGGCCGAAGACCGCGGCCGACGTCCACTGCTCAGGCATCACCGCATTGATGGAGTGACCGAGCCCGTCTGCGTTCTCCCAGAAGGCGCGCAGGGGGTTGTTCGCGTCGATGCGCGCTGGGTCCGCGAAGCCCCGCGTCGCCGCCTTGCGGAACAGCGCCGACTTAAGCTGCTCGATCAGCGTGGCCGCGATGTTCTCGTAACGGGCGATGCGCCGCCGTGCCTTGAGCTTCGGGCTGGCCTGCGTCGGGTTCGGATTGGAGACCCACTTCCCATCGACGAGGATAGAGTGGTCCAGCCATTCGCGGGGGTGCGCGTAGAGGTACGGCCGTGTCGTGTCGACAAAGCCGCCGCCGCCCTCATACACGTCGAGCAACTGCTGCCAGAGCGGTTGCCAGACGATATACGCCGGGTGCGGGGCGATCGCCTGCCGAGCGAGCGGAACATCCTGACGCGCCACGTATCACGTAGCATGTCACCGCGTCAATTAGTGCGTGTCTAATCCGCTAGACTCGCGCATCGGCACGGCAATCGACGCCACGCGCAACACGGCGCACAGGGC